CAAGTAATTGGAATACGGCATTTACCGATAGATTAAAATGGGACGGAGGTAGCGCAGATTTAGTGCCATCTACGGGCCGCACAAGCCTTGGAGGTACAACCATTGGACAATCAATGTTTACTTTATCAAATCCATCGGCAATAACTTTTCCGAGGTTTAACGCTGATAATACTGTTTCGGCTTTAACGGCTACCAACTTTAGGAGTGCTATTGGTGCAGGTACTGTGACAACGGTAAATGCTTCAAGTACTTCGGGCAATCCAATTTCAATAGATAATAACACAACCACGCCAACAATAGAATTACTAAGTGCTACAAGTGCAAGAAATGGGTATTTAACTTCAACTGATTGGACTACATTTAATAACAAACAAGCCGCTTTAGGATTTACGCCAGCAAATAGCACAATAACTATAGCAACAACCGCACCGTTACAAGGTGGAGGCGATTTAACGGCTAATAGAACTTTGTCAATAACACAAGCGACTACAAGCGCAAATGGATTTTTGACTTCAACTGATTGGAACACTTTTAATAATAAAGTTAATATATCTGATACGTCAACAATGCTATCTCCGTATTTTCAAGATGCTGATACATCTTTATTAAATCTTACTTCAAGATTTGCGGCAAAACAAAATAATATTACATTAACCACAACTGGAACAAGTGGAGCAGCTACATTAATAGGTAGTACTTTAAATATTCCACAATACAGCGGAGGCGGTGGAGGCACTGGTACCGTTACTAGTGTAGGTTTAACAGCACCTTCTATATTTAATGTAGGTGGTTCTCCTGTTACAACAAGCGGCACTTTAGCCCTTACCTATAGTGGTACAGCTTTACCTTTATTAAATGGTGGCACAGGTGCAACGACAGCCGATGGAGCATTGACAAATTTAGGCGCAACGGCTCAAGGTAAATTATTGTTTGGGCTTACAAATACCGTATCTGATAAATTTATTAAAGTAAATACAAATAACACAATTACCCTTTTAAATGCAGCTGATACAAGAACGGCTATTGGGGCAGGCACAGGCAGTGGAACAGTTACAGGAGTTTATGCTGCTGCTCCAATTTATGTATCTGATAACACAGTAAGTCCTTATATAACTATTGTTGATGCAAGTCAATTTGTTAAGGGTGTAGTTAATGAAACTACACAAACATTTGGAGGTGTTAAAACATTTGCAAATACAATAAAATTATCTTCTACAACTGGAACATCTACATCTATATTGGGAAAAACATCCGATAACTCTGTATCTACTGTATCGGTTGGTACAGGTTTATCTTTAACAAGCGGCACATTAAGTTCAACTATAACCGTACATACTGAAAGATATGTTTGGGATTTAGGGATATTTGCAGGTGCGGCAGATAATAGTGCTGCAACGTGGGATCCTCAATATGGTATTAATATGTTAGTTGTACCAACTACGTTAAATGGTTATTGTATTGATTCTATATATGCAAGAGCTTTAACTTGCTCAACTTGTCCTCCAGCAGCAGGTGATAAAGATTATTATATTGGTGTTTATAAAGCAGGAAATTCTACAAGAATACAAACAACTGGAATGTCATTACAAGGTAGTCAAATTGCAATGAATGAATATGACTTAAAAGAAGTCAATGTAAACTATACACTTACAACTGGTGATGTTTGGTGGTTGTATTTAAACGGTACATACACAAGTGATATGTTATACATCACAGGAGGCTTTGTAATTAAAAAAACGTGCAACTAAAAAACATAAACATGAAACAACTCCTTTCCCTTTTCCTCTTCCTTTTGCCTTGCCTTGCATGGGCACAGTACCCAAGCAATGGAAACCAAAAGATAACGCTGGGAGAACAAACGACTGCCGATGGGCTGATTTTTCGGGGCGTGGCGGCAACTGATACGGTGCGAAAGCCTTCGATTGATACAATGGCTTACATGGTTCTTGATACCACGACAAATATAATGTGGCATTATAAAAAGGCAACGAGCAACGCATGGCTGCGTGTTGGCGGTTCTATTACATCAGGATTAACGGGTGTTTTACCTGTAGCGAATGGTGGAACGGGAAGTGCAACGCAAAACTTTGTGGATTTAACAAATACACAAACGGTAGGAGGGGCAAAGACGTTTAGTAACACAGTCACATTTAATGGTAATTTTAGTTTAGGTCTAGATTTAATTTTTAATATTGCAAGTCGTTCAATAGTATTTAATTCAACCAATACTCTTTTATGGGAAAATAGTGGGTCATTAAATTTAAGAACAGGTGGAATAGATAGACTTACTATAGCCTCCACAGGAGCAGCTACATTTAGTAGTTTAGCTGGTATAAATGACGTAGGAGCAGATGCAAACGGAAAATTACAAGCCGCAACTTCGGATATAAATTTAAAAAATACAATAGAAAATAGTCCTTTTGGATTAAATGAAATATTACTTTTAAATCCTGTTACATTTTTGTATAATGATGCTAATAGAAAAATTGATAGTGACGTAAAAGAAGTAGGTTTTATTGCACAAGATGTTTTTGACATTATACCAAACGCGGTATCATCAACAGGCACAGGCGATTTACAACTTGATTATAGAGCAATTACTGCAACATTAACCAAAGCCATACAAGAGCAACAAGCCCTTATCAAAGCCCTTGAACAAAGAATTATTAACCTCGAAAATAAATAAAATGAGATACCTATTTTTATTCCTTCCCTTGTTTTCATTTGCGCAAGATGTCGTAAAGGATACTGTTTACATTCAAAAGCAAGGAGCCATTTATTACATTATTCAGCAAACTACTTTGTCGGATAGCACTGTTACAGGCTCAAAGCAAATATTGGGCGATAGTGCAACTGCCATTCAAAGCCTTGTTACCGATGCTGAAAGGCAAAGTAACACGTTAGCTATTCATGCAAAGCCTTTGATTACAAAAGGCAAAGCCGTACAAAGGATTAATTACTACAATGACTTGCACGTTCAAATTAGTGGTAAGCCTGTCTATTTTACAACGGCTCAAAGAGATACGGCAAAGTTTTTGGGCGACTGGAAGTTAAATTTTAACGGTGAAATTATTGATGGTAAGATTGAGTTAAATGTAAACAAACGGCTTATATTTAACCCAGACAATGGCAAGGTGTACACGATTTCTACCGACTTACTTTTAGCTACATTTACCAATCAAATTTCCTTTGCCTTTAACGGTATTAAATACGACTTGTATAAATATGCTGATGGCAAATTTGCAACGGTGGATGGAGATGTGAGATTAATAAAACTTGAATAATGAAAGCAGTTATCTACAACATTTTTAAACTTGGTTACGATGGCATTGCCTATTCGATTTGCTGCGGAGTGCTATTCTCGTTTTTCCTTCCCATAAAACATTTTTTAATTTTTACAATCTTTGTCGTTTTTGCAGACACAGTCACGGGAATCATGGCGGCAAAGAAAAGGGGAGAGCCGATAACCAGCAAAGGGCTTTATCGCACCTCGCAGAAGGTGGTGACCTATTTCTGCGGTATAATGATTTTTCACGGAGCAGGAATAACATTTGGATTGCCATCGCAAATAACCTATTCTGTAAGCTTCATCATTGCAGCCACTGAATTGTTTAGTATTTCTGAAAATATTAAATCCATAACTGGAACAAATATTGGTACAATTATTCTTAGATTTTTTAGACGTTAAAACAAAATAAAATGGAAACTAATTTCAAAGAAGTTTTAAAAAATGCAGATACAATTTCCAGTCCTTTAGGTTCAGTGAGTTGTTACGCTTTTAATTTTGCGGAACTTGCACAAGAGGTAAATGTACTTCTTACTGATGATGGAAAGAAGGTCAAATTTACATGGCGAGAATATGTTAAACTTGCTCAAATCATTTGGGACAAAATTAAGGAAACAAGCCGCGAATGTGCTGGGAAAGAGATTTCGGTGAGTTTGCCTCCTAAATTTTCTTTGATTTCCGCAGCTTTTTCGTTAATCGGATTTAAGTTATAGGCGCAGACAGAATCGCTACCTTAGTGCCGAGGGGAGTTGATTAATTTCTTCTCCCCTTAAAAATATAAAATATGA